AACTTGGCGCTTTGTAACGCCTGTAACCGCGATATCCACGTATCTCCGAAGTCGGTCACTTCGGTCAAGTCCGATTGCTCTTCAACGCTTAGGTCGTTTAGCAACGATACCGCCGTATTTGGGCCGGTTGCGGTTCCCGCGTATAATATAGTATTTGTTGTTGGATCTGGTGCTGCTGCCATATTTCTTTAATCACTTCTTTTTATTCAGTTTCTAATTCAAGACTGCATTACGTAAAACGTAAAATACATAACCCCGTGCCAGTGTACCATATCAGGGTCGCGCATATCCGTCGTCATCGTGTTTTGAGTCACGATATGAGCGTATCCCGAAACCGTTAGCGCTTGGTTATCTAGTAGGTCGTTTAAATGCGCCGCGATCTCTTTCGTTTCTTTACTCCCACGATACGTTGACCATATATGAATCGTGAACGTTACCCGCTGCCCCATCTGCGAATCACAGAAACAATCCCATGGGACTTCGGTAGGCGTGGTAACTACCAGGTATGGGCACGTTGGATTCTCGGGGACCCAATCATAGACCCTGTCCTCTACGTGGGTATGTACCGAAGCGTCGCCCGTCATAGCGGTAATAAGTGCGTATTGAATCGGTAATAGTGATGATGAACGTGCGACTACCATTAGCTATACCCCCGCCCGTGCTTTATGCCACCCTTCACAGTTCTCGATAGGGTTATAATTGCGACAAAACGATGGCCTTACTTTGTATATAGCGCATTTACCTGGCGTCCAAAACGGACACGGTTGCGTACCAAACCTTAAGCCCTGTATATAACCCCCCGATGGTCTAAACTTAGTAACATAGGTTGTTCTAAACTGTTCTTCTGGTATGTCGAGGTATTTACACGCGGTTTTTATCTCGTCGTCACTAATGGGCGTTCCGCTGTATGATGCGCTGCCGAAGCAACAATATCCGATACAACTTTTACACTGCGCCCATTTATCTATCATTATTTCTTTAGTTACCCTTTCATCGCTGCCGCTAACTTCGCTTTAATATGTGATACCGCTGCATCTCTCGATTGTTCAAACCCTGGTTTCATGTACGGTTGCGCTGCCATCTTATACGTCCCAAACTCGACATACGTCGCGTAGTCAGTATGTGGCGCTACTATCACGGTATCTTTACCCTGCGCTTCGGCAACTATCGAACCACGTAAACGACCGGTTTGGTATCCCTGCGAGAAATCCGCGTGCTGCTTACATGCCGTTTCTATCAGTTTACCGCCTTCCATAAGCGCTGCCTGTAACCCTGGACCCGATGCCTTTGTAATAATCGCTGCTATCTTGGCGTCAAATTCTGCCTGTCCTTCGAGGGTTATGTTAATATTCACTTGATGTTCTCCACGTTGAACATTATACTGAGCCCTCGCGTTCTTTACAGCCAATAACTAAATACTGGTGTTTATTTTCCACGTCTATAACGTCGGTTATATCCCACGTCCTCGAGCCTAACTTGATTATACACTTAGGTGTAACGATTATATCGGAGCGATACCACGTCGTTATAGTCCAGTCCGCTTCGGTAGCCTGCCCGCCCGCGCGCCACTGTTCACTACCTGATAGTTTCTCGACTGCCGCATACGCGCTGCCTAAAGATACTTCGGCGGTAGTTATTCCACCGTAGGTATCTACAGTTTCGGTTACGGAGTAAAACGTTATCCGTTCGCGGAATTGGTTAAAGGGTACGGGCGCGACAAGCTTCAAAGATATATCACCTGATAACTCCTGAGTCGGTCTTTTACCTTAGCCGGTAGTTCGCCTACTTCGCCGCTGTTATAATATAGGGCGGCGGCTTCGGTTATCGCCATCTTAATATCGGCGGGCACGTCTGTAGCAGCGGCACCATAACCGGCTATAAACTCTATCAGCATACCGTTACGGTCGCGCGTGTAATTCCAAGTATAGCCAGGGTTTAGGTATATGCGCCCAGGTTCACTGTAGGTATCAACGGTATACGACGCCGCGTCCTGCGCCGCTGGCGTTCCTGCGTCGTTATAGGTGAGTATCGTGGCGCTTTGTAATGGCGGCCTCGGTATCTTTATCGCCTCGTTTATCTCGCGCGAATTGAGCATAAGATACCACGTCTGCGTTATGAATGCGCGGCGAGTGTATGCCTCTGCCTGCATACGCGCCATAGTCACATAGTTCCCTAATGTAGTATTATACGCCGTCGAATCTAAGCGGAGATACTCTTGTACGTCAGTACCTAATACAACCTGTGACGCTGGCGCTGTTTTTAGTTTTAACATCTTTTTTGCCTACGGGTGTATTATAGTGTAAAGGTCGTTCGCCGTTAGGGTAATCGTGCCGTCCTCAATTATCTCTTCTACTCCGGCCAAAACTACGGCTAACTGCCACTGGTATTGCATAATCGCAAGCGTGCCCGTATTCGCTGGTAACAGGTGAACGTTAACGAGACTATTGGTGCCGCCGGTTACTGATATACCGCCGTTACTTGATAATTTCGTTAATGAATTTGCTGTGCCGTGCGCAGTGTTCATAGTAAAATACGCGGCGGCTCCGGTTAGGTCTTTCGCGGTTATAGTTACTTTGATATCGTGCGTCGTTCCGCGCGGCATTGTTACTGCTAATGTCATTTTATCATCCTATAAACCACACCATATAACTGTAAAATCTGTATGATCAGGCCATGATACCGTAGAATCCGGCGGTTGCGGGCAAGCGCTTGCTACTACCTCGGCGGTTTCTATCGGCCATAATTCTATTGAGGCGGTTTCTATAGGCCATATTACTACCACGTCCGGTAGTTGCGGACATGAACTAACTAACGTACAAGTAGTTTCGATATCCGGGTAAACTGTTGATACCGTGGCGTCGCAGCCTTCAGATTCATACGCGATAAACAACGCCGCCATAACTACGTCGCCCGGGTGAGAATGACCTATTGATAATTCGGGGTAATACGGGTCCATATCGAACGGGCCAAGTATTATTTCATCACCCGCCGGTAATACCAAAAATGAACAGTGATATGCACCAGTTTCGTCCGGATACGTGGCTCCGAATGTTATCACGTCATCGACGGCGCCATCGTTGTAGAAATGTAAGATGGTAGTTGGGCATAACGGAATTACATCGCGGCAGCCGGTAACGGGTGTGTATGTGGGTACACCGAGGGCTGTATCCTGCGGTGTTATCGTAGCGGTCATGCCGTTGGCTCCACCTTTAAAACCGAAACGTAAAGGTTTGTAGTATCGTAAGTGATTGTAGGGAGCGCACCATAAGTATCGAGAGTGTATGGGCCTATAAACGTGCCGCGATCTGGTGAACATGCGATAGCGTAATCTTCGTGGGTTAGTGTGTCGGTACTTGTTACGGTTATATCGTGCGTTGATGCGGTGCCTACATCTTTTAACAATATTAGTTCGTTGCCGGTGTTTGCGAATGTATCGCTTATTATGGGCGACGCGGCGCACTGCCCCCCACCAACGTAATCGGGAATGCGTCCGTTTTCTTTTAAATCATATATTATTAACTCTTTATATGGTGTCGATGTTAACGCCTTTTCATCCCAGTACCTACATGCGCCCTGTTGGTAACTCCACCAGGTAGGTGTCGTTATATCGGTTAAATTCGTTGTTTCGTTCGCATCGGGGCACTGGGCTGTAATTACGTCGAACGCGCCAACTTCGGCTTTTATTTCTCTTACTGCACTAGAAAACCGCTCTTTCGCGTGCCCGATAGTAGGAAACGGGTCTGCGGGATTATCAGGGTGTGTGCTATCTATCGTCCATACCCCCATATCACCGTTTGCGATGGGTGCCGCAAACGGCATTGAATTTATCCCGATGGGTAACGAAGGGTAGGTTGTACGTAAAAGCGTAGCAAGCGGTTTTAATATCACGGTTCCGTTTACCTGCCATAGTTCTATATCGACCCCATTTACCATTGATATTCGTCGCGCCAGTGCGTCTTCTTGCGATTCCGCCCCATTACCTATCCAACTATTATCTCTTGACGTTCCCGCATACGTCCACATATCACGGTAGATGCCGAACTGTATATGTAAATCTGTAAATTCTCGCAACCACTGTGCCCATGAATCTACACCAGCCTCATACCAATACCCCTCTAATATCGTTCCGCTAGTACCACCCGCACCCCACTTATCTTCTATGTGTGTAAAAAGTTCGGCGTGTATATCAAAATATGATACGGGTTTCGCCCGCGCGACCTCTAACGTGGTCAATGTGGGATCGTATCCCCCGTGATCAACCGAAACTCCGAACCCCCCATGTGCTATAAGCGAAGGTATTTCATATTGCGTAAAAAGGGTTAATGCGGGACCGAAGTACGCATCAAACGCCGCAGTAGACGCGAACATAGCCTCGCTTGTAACCAAGCATACCCCCCATCCGTTCTCGTATAACCATTCGGGGTCTATGGTGCGGACGCGCCCAAGGGTGTACCCGGGACTGTTCTGCGGGTACATCCAGAAATACTTTTTACGCTGCATATTTTTACTTTTTTTACCCTATATACATAAGGCGAGCGCCGTACCCTGCGTTTGTAGTCGCTGAGGTCACCATTCTCCCGGCGAACATCCCAGCAAAGTTGCCTGCGGCGTAATATTCACCTATAAGTGCTACGCGGTTACTGGTGCCTACAACTTGGTAGTCCCCATAATAAGTACCCGCCGCCCCGGCCCCCGCCGATGGAATAAACCCATAGTCATAGGTTGCGCTCACCGCGATATCCGAAACAAACCCCGCAGCGTTCATAAATGATAGTGTGGTATCAGTGTAAGGGTGCGCGAACGTATCGACAGCAAAATCGTGGTCTGCTACCCACACCATATAATCGGCTTTGATGTTTATACCGTCCATAAACGTACTAAGGTTGCCATAAAAGTTTTCTATTCCACGATAACTCATGGCGTGGAGATAATTAGCGACATCACCAGCAGAGGTGTTGCCGTTACCCATTGTCGCTCCGGTAGTTATCGCCGCGCCAGCAGCAATCCCCCCGCCTAAAACAGTTTGGGAGCGAAACGAGCCATACTCGATTGAATATAATAGTTGTACTGCGCTAGAAACTAGATAGTCCTGTTGTTCCCATTTATTGGCTACTCCGGCGCGTAACTGCGCGGCGGTCCTAAACTGCGCTAGCGTTTTATTCGCCGTTGGCGCCACTCCAGCCTTACTTTCTAGTTTGTTATCAACGGCGTTAAAATACGCCTCATATGCACCTAAGTAAATATAATCCTTCGTTATACCGTTGTGTGTAAACGCCGGATGAACCGCCCACGCATGGTCCGCACCCGCCGGTAACGCGTCCGCACCAGTATCTGAAATATACCAAATATAAACACCGCCGCCGTGGTTGGTGGTGTACCAAAATTTAGGCATCCTAACCATCGCTTGCCCCATATTGGCTACGTCGGTATCTGTGTAACACCTATCACCATAATAAGTGGTAACGGTTCCGTCGTCCCATAGATTACAACGCCGCATACCACTCCACGGCGCGTACGTGCTCGCCTGCGCAACTGCGGCCACCGTTTCGGTGTTCGTAGGGGACGTAACTGCTAGGTGGGTTAAAGCCGATTCTGCGGGGCGCACGTAAGCGTCAGTAGCCTGCGTCCATTGTAAAGCAAATACTGTCATATTTTTTGTTACCCCTTAACCACGTCTGCCCGTAAACTTAAGTGTCGAACAATTAAAGGTTAAAAACGATGGTGTACCGTTTCCACCCCATATTGCAAGGGAGCGCGTCGCCGTTGGTCTGCTACCTGTTGGTCTGGAGCCTACCGGTCTGTACGCCATTTTTACACCACACTCGTTGGCGTAACGTCTATCCTGTTAACGGTTACATTCGCTATCGAAGCTACTAGGATAGCAACATAAGCGCTATTAACTGTTAAATTGAATAACTGCCTTTTTGACTGCCCTACCGCTTGCTCGAGGCTAACCGTTATCGGCGCCCCTACGTGATAGTTAGTACCCTGCGCATCGTTTAGGAATACCGGGATTAACACTAACGACGGCGCAGTAGCCAAAGATACGTCAGTAATTTTCGCGTCTACGAATAAGTCAGCGTTATTGTATCCGGCGCAATTAACTGGTGTTATCGTTCCTATAGTGAGTGCATTGCTCTGCATAAATCGCTGTTGCGTTGTTGAGGCGCCCGTACCAACAATACCTATATCGCACGTCCACGCGGCACCGCCCGCGCCGCCAACAACGGGGGTTTCTACTGTCGTGAAGTCAAAGCATCGAGCAGTAGCCCCGGCTGCTAATTGCGCCGACGTGAATGATGAGACGTGTAACGGCGGAGTTGCGGCGGCGAAGAATATTTCATAACTCACGTCGGAGTCGGTAAACCGAAATGCCGCGGGTATTGTTACCCTGATCGAATTAGTATTTGTTACTGATACGGTGGTGATCGCGGACGCCATAGTAAGTCCGCTACCGTTGCGAACCGCATATGCCGCGTAATGGTTAGTTGGCGCGTGACCTAGAGCGCCTTCGGTTGCGCCGCTATCGGCGCACGTCGGCGCATCTGGCGCTGTTTGTATTCCGCCGAGTAAATCGGGCGCCGTTAGCGATGAACGATGAGCGGTTGGCGCATAACTCCGCTTCATATTACTTGTATGAACCATATTTGATCTTTACCTCTTTAGGTTCTAGTAAATAGTAAATGTAATAAAAAAACGGAACCGAAGCCCCGTTTATGCAATTTACAAACTTCGCCTAAGCGCTGATTTAACAACCACACAAGATACGTGGTTAGTTTTAGTACCCGTCGGACACTGCAACCGCACCCATCGCTTATTGCCTGTATACTCAAAGGTATAACACGGGTCTTCGCTCCCGTTTGCGGTCGTTGTCAGAACGCCCGTCGCTGCTGGGGCTTCTGCATCTGAGTATGCCC